TACCGCGTTGTTCGAGGTGGTGAAACGGTGCCATGATGGAGATGAATTAAGGTCGTTATTGGAAGCGCATTTGAGATAGCGTTATATTTGAAAAATAACTGAAAAATGCACCGCTGTATCCAATCACTTAAAATGAGAAACAAAGAAACAAATAGGGATTTGGCGGAATTTTTCGGGAATAAGTGGGATGGATTTAGATAAAACGGGGCTTGACGGTGTGTCAGCCCCTTTTTTATTGGAAGAAAAATAGAAATAATGAAATGGGAAAAATTTTCTAAACTTGCCGATTTAACCGCTAAAAGTGAGAAACATCAAAAGCGATTTAAATTCGGTTTAAATTAAATCATGACCGATAAAAACCACTTGCCCTATCACTTCAAAATTTGCGCTGTCATCAAACATCAATTCAATCGGGGCGTAAATTGCCTTATTGTCACTAATCAAGCGAATACCGCCAGGAATCCCCTGCACGCGTTTAACCCAAAGCTGATCGCCTGAACGAATTACATAAATCTGCCCATCACGTGGCAGAGTCATAGCGCGGTTGATTAGCAACATATCACCATGGTGTATTGTCGGGGTCATGCTATCGCCTGAAGTCAAGATAAATGCCAGTTTATCCTTTTGTAAGCCACGACGTTGCAACCAATGGGAACTCAGGCCTACAAAGTCTTCCGGTTCATATACATCATCATTAAACGCTCCAAAGCCTGCGGAAGCAAAGGTGTTATAAAACGGCACATTAACAAGCTCATTCGTTTGTATTGGTGTATTACCACCATAAGGCGCAGATGATTCAGCAATATAATGATCTTGAGATACATATTCAGGATAAAACCCTAGTGCTTTCTGAACCCCTTCAGGAAATGATGAATAATGATATTCAAACGTTTTTCCTTTCACGCCGTCACGCTGGCGTTTTTTCCACCCCTCTCTCTCTGCCTTCTTAACAATCCCTTTATCAGATGATGGTAGAGGCAAATTCAAATTTTCATCCATGAGTTCTTTTATAGAGAACCACTCTTTGGAGTTCTTCATAAAAACCATTGTAAGGAACTCAATTCGTTTCAAATTGTGAGAATCTAACCTATTGACATATAAGGAACTGGCAAAAAATTAAATTTTTTTGAAAAGAACTATTGAGTTCCTTACAAAATGGTTGTATAGTTCTTCTCAGTTACTCACAAGAATAAGTTTAACGTATTAAGTAAAGTCGTAAGGATAGCACATTATGAAAAAGAGTAAAAAAAATATGCATAGAGCATACATCATTGCAGCAATTAGAGAGAAAGGTAGCACCTTGGCACAACTCTCTATTGATGCAGGTTTACACCCTAGAACACTAGGAAATGCTTTAGAGCGTAAGTACCCGAAAGGAGAAAAAATTATTGCTGACTTTATTGGTATTCCCCCTCAAGAAATATGGCCTGAACGTTACTAGTTTGTAAGGAAGTTTTATGGAAACTTGGTTCTCTATTCAAGAGCTTTTAGGGCTTCAATCTTTGCCTAGTTCCGACCGTGGAATTATGAAAAAAGCAGACAGAGAAAATTGGGAAAAACGCCAACGTGATGGCATTAAGGGAAGAACTTACGAATACGCCTTCACCTCTCTCCCACAAGAAACCCAAGCAGAGCTTTTATTAAAACAAAGTGCGGTGGAAATTCCTGACGTTTCAGAAACTACTAAAGAATTGAATTACCTTCCCGAAGTGATTTGGAAACCCTTTGATAAGGCGACCGAAAAACAAAAGGAAGATGCTAAAGCAAAACTTATCCCATTGCACAAATTAGATGATTTAGTGCGCCACAACGTGGCATTGATGATGGCGTTAGACATGGTTGCGCTTGAATTTGAGGTGGCAAAAGGCTCCCTTAAACGCTGGTATTACAAAGTGCGGTCGTTTGAACGCTCTGATTGGTTGCCGTTGTTGTTAGATAAACATAACAACAAAAAAGCCGGCAAAGAAGCAGAGTTCACACCGGAAGCGTGGGAAGCCTTTAAAGCAGACTATTTCCGCAACGAACGCCCACAATTCGGCAGTTGCTACGAACGCTTAAAACGTGCCGCCCGTGAAAACGGATGGTTGATTCCATCGGCAAGCGGCGTAAAACGCAAAATTGAACGTGAAGTGCCGAAATTGGTGCAAGTGCAATTACGCGAAGGTGATCATGCCGTCATGCAGTATTACCCATCCATGCGCCGCACTGTGGCGGAAATTGAAGCCCTTGAATGGATCAACGGCGACGGCTACCAACACAACGTGTTCGTGCGCTGGCATAACGGCGAGATTGTCCGTCCGAAAACATGGATTTGGCAAGACATTCGTACTCGTAAAATCTTGGCTTACCGTGTGGATTTAAGCGAAAACAGCGACACCATTCGCCTGAGCTTAATGGATTTGATTTGGAAATATGGCATCCCGAAAAAATGCACCATTGATAACACCCGTGCGGCGGCAAACAAATGGATGACCGGGGGCGTAAAAAATCGTTATCGATTTAAGGTAAAAGAAGACGATGTGACAGGGATTATCCCTCTGCTCGGCATCGAATTATTGTGGACATCCGTGCAATTCGGCAAAGGGCATGGACAAGCAAAACCGATTGAACGCGCCTTTTCCCATGGTGGTTTAGGCGAATTAGTCGATAAACACCCAAGCCTAGCAGGCTTTTATGCTGGCGAGAATGTTTACAACAAGCCTGACAACTATAACGGCGGGAAAGACGGTGTGCCGTATGAAACCTTCATCATGGCGTTAGAAGACGGCATCCGCACGTTTAACGAACGCGAAGGCAGACAAACGGAGATTTGCCAAGGCATTTACAGCTTCAGCCAAGTGTTCGAGCGTGATTATGCCAAGGCGCAAATTCGCAAGGCAAGTAGCGAACAAATGCGGTTTTTGATGTTGATGAGCGAAGCGGTAAGCATTAGCAAAGACGGCAAATTTAGTTTGAAAGTGGGTGGCAAAGTCAACGGCGGCTTTAATGAATACACCGCCTTTGATTTGATTGCCAGTCAACACCGCAAAGTAGTGGTGAAATTTGACCCAGCAGACTTACACAACAAAGTGTGGGTGTACAGCTTAGAAGGTGTGTTCTTAGCCGAAGCCGAATGCACTAGTGCGAAAGCCTTCGGCGACAAAGCCGCAGGACGCGAACACGACAAAGCACGCAAGCAATTCGTGAAAGCGGTGAAAGCCCAAGCTAAAGCGCAAATCAGCATGAATGCGCAAGAAGCGGCACGTTATCAGCCTCAATTCGAGGAAGAAGACGCACCGGAACCGAAAATCATCGAAATGTTACAACGCGAAGGCACAACCATACGCAAAGTGGCCGTAGAACTGGACGATGAGGAATTAAACGAGTTTGAACAAGGCTGGCAAAAAGGCCCTGAAATGATGAAAAAGGAAAAGGGGCTTTAAGCCACATTTAAGGAGCATAAAACATGACTTTAATTGACCAAATCAAACCATTGTTAGACAGCGGAACCTACTTTCAGCGCGATATCGCCGCACAATCCGGCATATCTGCTGGGGCGTTGAGTGCGTATCTCAAAGGCACCTACACAGGCAACATCGACAACATCGAAACCGCCCTTGCCAACTGGCTCGCCACGCGTGAAAAGAAAGCAAAAGTGTTCGTGGAAGCACCGCACTTTATTGAGATTCCCACCGCGAAGAAAGTGTTTTCCGCGTTGGATATGGCAAAAATCCTGCCGACCATGGTGACCGTGTACGGCGCAAGCGGTGTGGGCAAAACCAAAGCCTGCCAAGAGTATGCGAAAAGCAACCAAAACGTATGGATGATTACTGCAAGCCCAGCACGCGCCACATTAAGCAGTATCTTGTTTGAATTAGCCCTTGAACTGGGCATCAACGACGCACCGCGTCGCAAAGACCGCCTATCGCGCATGATTACCAAGAAACTCAAAGGCACACAGGGTTTAGTCATCATCGACGAAAGCGACCACCTGCCTTACGAGGCACTCGAAGAAATCCGCATTATTCAAGAAGAAGCGGAAGTGGGCTTTGCCTTGATTGGTAATGACAAGGTTTACACCCGAATTCAAGGCGGTGTGAACCAAGCGCATGAATACGCCCGTTTATGGTCACGCATTGGTAACAACTGTGGCTTAAAAGCCAGTACAAAAGGCGACATTAAAGCTATCGCACAGGCATGGGGGTTAGATGTCGCAGATAAAGACCTGATGACGGTGCTTTACGACATCGGTGGCAAAGCAGGTGGCTTACGCGCTTTAACGCAATATTTACGCCTTGCCGGCATGACAGCCAAAGGACAAGGCACGGTGATCACACTAGATCTCATTTTAACCGCCCAGACACAAATGAAAGGAGCGAACTAATGGAAAATTCAGAAAAAATCAACCGCACTTTACGCGAACAAGCCAAGCCGCACCCTGTGTTTGGCGGATGCAACAAAATCGCGCTGGGGTATTTATTACAAGCGCAGAAATGTGTAAACGAACTCAACAAAATGGGCTTGCATGTGGTGAATATTGAGTTTGACAAAATTAAACCACGCGTGCGCATTGAGCAAAATGCCGTCACCAAGAAATTTGAGAAAACGGGACAGGCTCTCGCCTATATGCAAGGCCATGACGGTGTACATTTTGCCGAATACCAAATGATGGTGGAAGGCATAAAAGTGATTTGGCGCAGTTATTTACATTAAGGAGAAAACCATGAGTGAAGAAAAAATGTTTTGCCGTGAGCAATTACAAGTTCTGGGAGTGAAATGCGAACCTCTCGGATTAGCGATTACGCGGCATATCGCCAACGGAAAGACTGAAGTTGAAGGGGAAATATTCAGTTTTTCCCTTAGTGAAAGCCTTGGACAAGGCATCCAGATCAAAACAAAAGGCAAAGAAGACGCCTGCCTGATCACTTACGAATCAATGGTGAAAATGGCGAGTGCAATGGGATTATTTGACAACATTAAGGAAGAAAAAAATGGCTAAAAAAGCAACCCGAATTAAAGCAGATACATTTGTCGTGCGCTACCAAACTCGTGACGAAGTGGAAACGGCAATCAAGGAGATCGGCGATTTAAACCGAGAACTGGAACGCCTTGCTATTGAACAAAACGACAAATTAGCGGCAATTACCGAAGAATATGCACCGCTCATGAATGAAGTGAAAGAGAAAACCAAACCGATGATGGATGCTGTGCAAGCATGGTGTGAAAGTCGCCGTGACGAACTCACCCAAAACGGCAAAACCAAAACCGGCACATTCAACACTGGTGAGGTGCAATGGCGTCAACGCCCACCTTCTGTGGGAATCCGTGGACAAGACAGCGTGTTGGAAAGTTTGCACACATTAGGTTTGGTGCGCTTTATCCGTACCAAAGAAGAAGTGAACAAAGAAGCCATGTTAAACGAACCGGAATTAGCGGCAACGGTGGCGGGCATCACGATTAAAACAGGCGTGGAAGACTTTGTAATTACGCCGTTTGAGCAAGAGGTGGCGTGATGAAAGATACAACAGAGCTTGAACGGGCTTATCGCTTCTATCAACAAGCCAAACAAGATAAAGATGCGATTGCGTGCGGTTGCTTGAATGATGCTTATGAATGGATTTTTAACGAATTGAAAAAGCTGTTTGATAAGCAGGATTAAAACCTATTTAAACGCTCTTTAAATCCTGTTTTGAGGGGCGTTCATAATATGTTTTAACTAACCGAGAGGACAAGACATGGACGAAAAAGAACAAAAGCACAAAGAAGTCGCTGAAAAGGCGGCTGAAGCTGAACGCAACGGCGACTATGAGAAAGCGGCAAGATATTGGACGAAAGCCAGTCTTTTAACTGCTAAATCTGCCGAATTTAACTGGTGCAACGCACGCTCACAATTTTGCCAAAGAATGGCGACTAGACCATTTACAGGAGAATGATGATGACAGACCAAGAGAAAACAGAATTGCAACTAGAACAGGCCGTTCGTCAACTCACCCGTGCATTGCGAGAGTTGCAAAAAAATCAGCCGCACTTTGCGGCGGTGTTTGTGGGTAACGTACAAGCGATGTTACCGAAATTGAGACAGCAGCTGGCGAGATGAAGGTTTTGAGATGGAACAAGACAAACTGCTCAGAAAAATCAAAAAATTGTTGGCATTGAGCAAATCAACTAATCCACATGAAGCAGCAAGCGCGCTGGCTATGGCGCAAAAACTAATGGCGGAGAATCAGCTTAATCAGTCACAAGTTGAATTTAGCCAAGCCCACGCTAAGCAGAAAACCGCCATGAAATCCGCCAGATATGTACACATGCTGATCTCAGTGATTACAAAGGCGTTTGGCGTTGAAGGTTATTTATCTAACGCTTACCCAGGCAACGATTACGGCGAAAACAAAATGCACGTTGTATTTTACGGCGCAGAAGAACGCCCTGAAATCGCATCTTACTGTTTTGATGTGTTATATCGCCGATTACAAGGGGCGCGTAAAGCGTTTTTAGACACGCAAAGCAAGCATCTAAAACGTAGCACGCTGATTGCTCGGGGAGATTCTTTTTGTGAAGGCTGGGTTGTCGGCGTGAATCAAAACGTGAAACAGTTTGCAATGACACCGGAAGAAAAGCAAAAAATGGAAACTTACAAAGCAGAAGCGTTTAAGGAAGATAAATGGAGCGAAACCAAAATACGAGAGAAAGGAAACTCTAAAGACTACGGTTTGGCGCAAAGTGAAGGCTATAAACAAGGCAAAGAAGTTACGCTGAATCACGGTGTGAAGGGGAAGGAGACGGTTAAGTTAGGAGTAAGAGAATGAGTAATAACACATCATTTATAAAACTGAATAAGGAGTTTTTTCATATCCATCAAGGATATCAAATCAGACCTAGTATTGTGAGCATTAAAGAAGGTTCAAACTTTAGATTATTTAAACGTAAAAATGGCGAACTCGTCTTGCAAAAAGAGTTTATTGAAACCACGGAATATCTTGATAACCAATCGAAGATGATTAGACCGGTTTGGAAAGATGTGGAAACAGTAAACGAAGACTAAAACCCATTTACAGTCCATTAAATCTCCCCTAGCCCCTCTTTGCAAAAGAGGGGAATTTAAGTGGGCTGAATAATGTGTTTTAAAGGAGAAAAGAATGCGATTAACCAAAGAAAAGGCGATTCAACTGATTCACATTGCCAAGCAACAGCTACGCATGGACGAATTAAGTTATCGGATGTTGCTGAATGAGTTAACCGGCAGAAACAGCACCAAGCAAATGACTATAATGCAATTGATTAAAGTTTTAGAAGCCATGGAAAATAAAGGCTTTAAAAAGACCACAAAACGCCATTATTCGCCGACCACTGAAAACGCCAAAGTGAATAGCTTGATTGCCCACAAAATCCGTGCCATTTGGATTGAAATGAGCAAACAAGGCATGTTGCGCGACGGCTCAGAACGCGCATTAAACGCGTGGGTACGCGGTGTAGTGAACCCGATTTATCAAAAGCGCGGTCAGAATATTCAAATTTTGAACGTAGGTGCGTTGGATAATCAAATGGCGTCATTAGTGTTGGAAATGCTGAAACGTTGGCAAGCAAGGGGGCGTGTATGAAATTATGCCGTTGCCCGGTGTGCCATTCAGACATCAACCTAGACCAACTGCTAGAAGATGATGCCGGTCGTGAGTTATTAAGGATCATCACAGAATTAAAATACGGCGTAGCACGCCCTTTAGTCAGCTATATTGCTTTGTTCCGTCCTGAAAAATCTGCCTTGAGCAATACAAGGTCGGTGAAACTTATGCGCGATGTATTAGATCAGTTCCCGCAATCACAACTTTTGGCCCACTCTTTGAGCGAAACAGTCAGTGCGGTGCAAAAGAAACGCCGTGAAAGCAAAAATCTCGCCCCGTTAAGTAATCACAGCTATTTAAAACAAGTGATAGAAACTAACAAGCCACTATTTGTCGGCAT